GGCGACTTCGTGCACATGGCGGAAGCCTGTGTCGGCCAGTTCGGCGCGGTCAAGTATTTCGCGCAGTGGGATCGGGGCTTTCCGGTGGTGCGCGACTACCTGCCCGGCAGCGGCCTCGACGGTATCGAGCGGGTCTACGATTTCTTCGACGCGCTCGACGACACCGACCTCTGCGTTTTTCCCGACGTGGGCAACGGCGGTTTGCAGGAATGGCTGCGCCGCAACGGCATGGCGGTCTTTGGCTCGGGCTACGCCGAGCAACTGGAGCGCAACCGCTGGTTCCTCAAGTCGGTCTGCAAGCGCTACCGCCTCGATTGTTCCGACTCGATCCCGGTGACCGGCATCGAGAACCTGCGCAACATCCTCGGCGCGATGGAGGACAAGGTTGTCGTGAAGATGTCGATATTTCGCGGCGACAACGAGACCTTCAAGCATGACAATCAGTACGACACCATGCGCCGCTTGAACGAACTCGCGCTCAAGATGGAGCCCTTCAACGACCATGTGGAGTTTGTGGTTGAGCAGATGATCGAGGGTGAGCCCTGCGTCGAGATTGGCGCGGACCTCTGCGTCAACGTGGGCGGCATGGTGCCCAAGGACAACCTGTTCGGCTACGAAATCAAGGACGTCTGCTACGCCGGAAGGGTCGGGGCGCTGCCGGAACGCATCCAGCACGTGGTCGAGAAACTTGCTCCGATACTGGCTGACTATAACTATCGGGCGCCGCTCTCCACTGAGACTCGCGAGACGCCCGAAGGTTCCTACCTCATCGACTTGACCGCGCGTTTCCCCAATCCGCCCTCGGGGCTGATGCGGTTTCTGGTGCAGAACTGGGGCGAGATCATGTGGGAGGGCGCGCATGGGCGAGTGGTCGAGCCGGAATGGGCGGCTCCGGTTGGTGTCCAAATCATCCTGCACTCGGAGTACGCGGCTGAGAATCCGCTCCGGTTATCGGTGGACCGCTGGGACCGTACCATCCTGTACGGCCACTGTGCGTATGACGGAGTGGATTACGCGGTGGTACCTTCAGAGATTGCGGAGTGCGCTTGCGCTGTCGGCATGGGTGGCACGCTGGAACAGGCCATTGAGGAAGCGCTCGACGTCGCGCACGGCATTACGGGTCGTGAGGTGACTTTCGACGAAGGCAGCCTCGGCGCGTTGACCGACGCGATTGAGAACGGCGAGAAACTGGGAATCAGTTGGGGATAAAGCCCATGGCACAACCGAAGGTATTCAAAGACAGCGAATTGGCTAGTGACGCCGACATCGAGGCGCAGGAAGTCGAGCAGCAACCCCAGCCTGCCCCTGAGCCTGAGCAGCCCCCGCAACCGGACGAGGCCGCCAAGCCTGCCGAAGGGCAGGCTCAACCCGAAGCCGACGTTCCTTACTGGCGCTTCAAGGATCTCAACGAGACCAACCTGCGGCTGGAGCGGGAACTGGCCGAGCACCGCGAGTTCCGCACCCGGTTGGACGAGCGCCAGCGCTTCATCAACGAGAGTACCCAGCGGCAGCAGCAGGAAGCGGAGGCGGCGCGGCGCGCGGCCGAGCGGCCCGACGCCAACCTCGACCCGGTCGGGGCGGAACTCTACGACTTGCGCGCGGCTCGCGCCCAGCAGGATCAAGCGCTCCAGCACCTGCAGAGCCAGTTGAACAACCTCGGGCAAAACTACCAGAGCGGGCAGGAGCAGCAGCAGTTTTCCAACTGGGTGACCAACGAGGCTAACACGTATGCCGCCGCTGAGGCTGATTATTTCCCTAGCGCCAAGTATGCCGCTGATAAGCGCATCGAGTTCTGGAAGTCGATTGCGCCCAATGCTCCAGCGGGCTTGGCTGAGCGGATGGTGGAAGGTGAATCAATACTTATAGCGCGGCTGGCGCAGCAATATGGGGGCAAGTTCGCGCCCGCTGTGCATAAGTTGGCCCGCGAGTGGGGCTACAGTGCGCAGCCCGTCGCCAATGGCAATGGCGCGGCTCCCCGTTTGCAGGCGGTACCATCCAACCCGCAGCAGCAGCGGCTCCAGCAGGTGCGCAACGGTCAGCGTATGCAGGGCCTTGGCGCCGTGCCGCAGGGTGCTCCCGCTGGCGGGGCGAGCGCGTATCGCAACTTCAGTGCGGCCGATATTGCCAACATGAGTGAGCGGGAATTTATGAAGGCCATGGCCGACCCAACTTCAGCGCGTGACTTGCGTTATGCCATGAGCCGTGCTGAGGGATTGGGTGATGGAGAGGAGGGCTTTTAGATGCCAAGCGTTTCCGATAAGCAAAGAAAATTTATGGGGGCTGAACTCGCGCGCAAGCGTGCGGGCGACGCAACGACAACCGGGATGGACGAGTCGCAGTTAGCGGACTTCGCGGCCACCCCAACCAAGGGTCTCCCAGAGAAGGCGCAAAAACGTGGCTTCGGAAGTGACAAGCGGTCAGGGCACGGGCGTCATAAGAGACCCCGTGGCAATAGCATGTGACCGAGAGCGTCAGCCAGTGATCCAGATCGAGATCAAAATTATTCCGAACGCTGAGCAGCGCGTTCCGGGCGTGGGCGATTGGTACGTGGATGACGAAGGGGTGTTGCAGATCCGCGTCAGCGAGACCGGCAATCCCCAGTTCAACGGGCTTCTCGTCATTCACGAACTGGTCGAGACGCTGGTCGAAAGCCTCAAGCAGGGCGACCTGAACGTGCCGCGCTGGCTGGTAGTGCAGACCGACAAGTACGACGAGACGTTCGAGAAGCGCCGCCACAAGGACGACCGCGATGAGCCGGGCTACGAGCCGAGCGCGCCGTACTATCACGGACACATGCTCGCGAGTGCGGTGGAGCATCTTATCGCGAGCCTGTTGCGGATCGATTACAACGAGTATCTGCACGCCATTGACCGGCTATGACTCCCCGTAAGCCGACTAGCCAGTCACACGGCTGGCCGGTGATGCAGGTGTACGGCCACCTGTCGGGGAGTCACCGCTTGACAAAAAGGCGCGTAGCCTTCATTCAGTGATTTAAGTCCTGTCATCACGACGCCAGTGGTGACCCGCTCGCGGGACGGCGTAAAATGCGCGGGCGACCCTTCCTAGACGACGCCAGTCTGGGGGCCGGGGGTTCCGTTTCGGGCGTTAAATGTTCGGCCACGGTTGGGCTGGTCTTTTAACGGCACGGAGGAACTACCTTGGCCTCGTGGACATACGCTACGACGGACCCTCTGACCAACAGCCGTTGGTCGAAGGCGATGCTTTCGCAATACATGGTCGATACGCTCTTTCTGCGCTTCGCCTCGCCGGACGACACTTCATTGATCATGATTTTGGACGACCTCCAGAAACATGCCGGTGATAACGTTCGCTACGGCGTCTCGCAACTTCTGAGCGCCCCCGGTGTGATGGACCTGAACGCGCTGACCGGACAAGAGGAAACGCCCTTGACCTTTGGCGACTCCCTCTATATCCACGAGTTGGCGCACGCCATCCTGTTGGTCGGGCCCATCTCGGATCAGCGCATCCTGTTCGACCGGCGCAAGACCGGGCGCAACCGGCTGGCGGACTGGTATGCAGCGCGGACAGATCATTCGGCGGCCAATCAACTTGGGTCGTACACGCCGCAGACCGACGTGCGTTACACCGGGCTCCAAGCGTGCACCACTACCACGCGGCAGCAATGGTCGCAGCCCGCGCCCCCGGCGACGCAGATTACTGATAGCGCGAACTTGGCCAACACCAACACGTTCAATCTGGTGTGCATCGACCTTGCCGAGTTGGCGGCGAAGTCGTTGACCAACGGCATCCGGCCTTTGAAAGTTGGCGGGCGGGCCTTTTACATCGTATTTTTACACGCGAGCCAGGCCACCGATCTCCGTACAAATTCATCCACTGGACAGTGGCTCGATATTCAGCGTGCTGCCCTCACGGGCGGGGATCTGGGCGACAATCCCATATTTTGGGAGTCGCTGGGTCAATATCATCGTACGTTGATCCACGAGAACAGCCGCGTGCCCAACGCGGTGAGTAATGCGGGGGCGGCGGTCGCCAACACTAAGCGGGCGTTATTTTGCGGGGCTCAGGCCGCCGTTCTCGCTTTTGGGCGCAGTCAGACCTCCGACATGAAGTTCATGTGGCTGGAAGAGTTGCGCGACTTTGGCCGCCAACTTGGCGTGGGTTGTTCGGCCATCTGGGGTTGCAAGAAGATTTCCTTTTCGGGGACGGATTTCGGGGTTTTGGCCGTCGATACTTGGGGCACGGATATTGATGTGCTTGGCAGTCAAGCAGCGATGGGTCAGTAGGAGCGGTTATGCAAGAGCAGGAATATCAGGAAGGCTCCGGTAATGGGAACGGCGGGGCGACGCCGACCAAGATCGTTCCGCTGACGCAGGAGCAGTTGCAAGCGCTCGGGATGGGGCAGCCGGGCGTTCAACCGCTGTTCGGGACCAGTGTGCCAGCGGGGTTCAACGCCTCGCCGATTACCCGCGATCCGTATGGCGGTCGCCTCGGCATGTATCCGACCAAGACGATCGGCACCTTTGTACTCGCGTCCGGGAGTTTGGCCGCCGGTAACAACATCAACCTGTGTTATATCCCGGCCAACTCGTTCTTGTCCGATTTCAACATCGTGACATCCGCGTTAACCGGCACGTTGCAGGATAATCTGTCGACGCCTACGGTGTACTGTACGTTGTCCGGGGCTTTGACGAGCACCTCGAACATGACCGCCGCGCAGGGGCAGAACTGGGGCACCATGTATGCCTCGACGCCGCGTGCGATTGGGGCGAGCGGTTGTCCGGTGGTGCAGTGGCGGCCGGGCACCCTGCTGCAAGTCGTACTGACTGGTACGCCAACCTACACCACCCCGGTGGTGTTTCAGGTTGAGTTCACGCCGGTATACGATGGCGGGACGTGAACGGGGTTCAGCGTATGAGTCGCAAAACGCTCGACGAATATCCCGACCTGCTGAACATCTGGCCGCCGCCCAAGACCAGCCATCCGCAGAATGCCGATACGCGGGCGTCCAAGTTGCCGCTGAACGGCGGGACGGTGACGCGGGCGTACAAGGAACCGTGGAAGACGCACCTGACGGACGCGACGCCCGACTTTACCGATGCGCTGTGGGGCATCAACGAGGCCAAGCGCGACACGCGCGAATCCGAGGAGTGAAATATGGCCAAGAGCAATGGCGGCTACGGCTACCCAAATCCCTCTAACGAGACCGGCAGCGGCGAGGAGCCCGACGTAAGCGGGAAGGGGCTTTATTTCAACGGCTGGGACGAAGTTAACAAAATGCACCTTGCGCAGACCGGGCCGATGGACGAGACCGCGAACTCGCGCAGCGGTGGTGGGATAATGGGCGGGCCAGCCCCCGGCGAACCTAACCCTGCTGGAATGGGCAAAGACTGAGCTAACCCTTAGCCTGATGGAATGCCGCAGAGTTACTTACCGCAGCAGGCGGATACCCGCACCTTCGGGGGCATGTGTACCCGCCTGCTCAACGACCTGAACCGGCCTGACCTCGGTGACGTAGTCCAAGACTACCTGCTTGACGCTATTCGGTACTTTCAGCGTCAGGCGTTCTTTTTCAGCGAGTGCGACAACACGGAGGTGCCGCCGTGGCAGGCGGGCACCAAGTATCCGTTCGGCTCGTGCGTGCAGGTGGTCAACGGGGATGGCTACACGGATGTCATGTGCGCGGTGTCGCCGGGCATTCGGCAGAGTGGACCGACCCCGCCGTTCTGGCCGCTCGACCTCTACCAGCCGTTACCGGGCAGCGTTTATTACGAACCGCCGCTGCTGGACGAGCCGGGAGTGGTCGCGGATGGTGGGGTAGTCTGGGGCAATATCGGGGAGTACCAGCCGGGGTTTCATACCCAGTTATCCACGGTTCCCAACGCCAACCAATATACGCCGCCCGTCGACTACGTGGCGCCCTATCAGGTGCAACTCACCACTGCTAACTTACGTTTGCGGCTGGAGCACATTTCCTTCATCGAATTATCGGATTACGACGTGATCCGGCCCGCGCCGATCGCGGCGTACCCGCGCTTTTGGGCGTACTGGCAGCAGCAGATTTACTTCTGGGTCTACCCGAGTGGGTTTTTCCCGGTGACCCTGAACTACTTTTGCGGGCCGCACCTCGTGCAAAAGGCGACCGACAGCAACTACTGGACGACACAGGGTGAGCGGTTGATTCGCAAGTACGCGCAGGCGGCGATTAGCCGCGAGGTGCTCTACGATCAGGAAGCCGCGCAACTGGCGATGGCGGCGGCCAGCGAGGAACTCGGACACCTGAAGGCGCAGGCGGTAGGGCAGCAAGGCTACAAAATTCCGGCTTGGGACTGGTAGCGATGGGCGTTTACGCGCACGGCAAGAACGTGGTCGAGATGCCGTTCTTGGATTTCGCGCCCGACCTCGCTTATAACGCGCCCGTCAGCGGCAAGGGCATCACGCTGATCGACATGGACAACGCGCAGCCCACCACCAAGGGCTATCAGGCGTTGAACTCCCCGCAGGCGCTGGCGGGACCGGCTCTTGAAACGGTGCTCGGCTCGACGCTGGCGTACTTTAGCAACGGCGCGATTCAGGTATTCACGGGCGGGCCGACTCATCTATATCGCTGGGACGGGCCGCATTACACCCCGGTGAGTGGGGCGCTGGTGGCCAACGACCGCTGGCGTTTTACGCAATTCGGTGATGACTTGATTGCCATCAATCCGGGTGCGCCGGTCGGGACCAATCCCGCGCCGGTCATTCATCCGCAGGTTTACAATCATCCCGGCACCAGCGGCGGGTTTGTGCCGTTGTCCTCGGTGCCGAGTGCGGTGGGCGCGCCGCCCGACAATCCGACGTGTTTGTGCGCGGTGAACGGCCAAGTGCTGATGTTCAAGGGCAATACGTGGTACTGCTCGGGGCTCGGAACGGACATCATCTGGACGCCGGACATCCAGACCCAGGCGGGCACCGGCATCTTTTACGATTATCCCGGTACGGTGGTCGCGTGTGCGCCAATTTTCCGCAACTGTGTGGTGTTCAAGCAGACCTGTACCTACCTGATGAATTACGTGGGTGGCTATCCGGTCTGGTCGAATCAGTTAATCAGCGACGAGACCGGCACTTGGTGCCAAGAATCGGTGGTGGTGCTGCCCGACAGTGTGGCGTTTCTTGGCAGCGACGACTTTTACACTTGCAGCGGTTACACCCCGCAACGTATTCCCAACAACTTCAAGGAATGGTTCTGGGATGTGGCGGACCCGACCAAGTTCAACTTGATGCAGAGTCGCTACGACGTTACGCACGGGATTGCCTACTGGTATTTCGTGACCAAGTCGCCGCCGTTCCCCGACGTATGTGACCGCTGGGTGGCGTGGAATCCGCGCACCGGGCGCTGGGCCACGGGTTATCTCGCGCAAGGGGCGTTTTCGGTACCGTATCCGAATCAGCAGCCGGGGTGGTTGAGTGGTTTGTTCTTCAATCAGGCGCAGGTGCTGAACGGCTGGAGCGCGTCGCCGAGCACAATGCGGCTTTCGACTGGCTATTTCGGCTCGTCGAACGGGTTTAGCCAAGTGATGCGGGTGCGGCCGATCTACTATGTGGCGCCCGACAGCGCGACGGTGCTGCCTTACCACGTCACCAACTTGGGCGATCCGGACGTGAACGGGCCGATGACGTTCCTGAACCAGAAGGATGGCTGGTACTACCTGCGGCAGACCGATCGGTGGCACCGTTTTCAGATTCAGACGGACGGCCCGGACGATATACCGGGCGCGGGGGCGCAGACCGGCGCGGAGATTAGCGCGCTGGCGCTGGACATACGCGATAGTGGGTGGCGCTGATGCCGGATTTCCCCAACTTCGATCCGCCGCCTCCGGGCACGATTAACCTCCGCACCTTTCAGGATCTGCGGACGTTCCTGCTGACCTACATGGTTAATCAGTGGGACCAGTACGTGACCAACTATTTCCAGATGCAATTATTGCCGTTGTTGAATCAGCGCTACGGCTATGGCCCGACGATCACCGCCGCCGCGAGCATCACGCCGGGGGCGGCGGTGCAGGCGGTGACCGGCACGGCGACCATCGCGACCATCAACCCGATGCCGACCGCTTCGGGGCAATCGGGCGGGCCGATCTTTTTGATTGCGCGCAACGGTTACAGCACCTCGACGGCGGGCAACATCTACCAAGCGGTAAACGTGGCGGCGGGCCACATGGGAATTTTCGCGTACGATCGCGACGCGCGGAAATGGTCGGTGGTGACTTCGTAATGGCGACTTGTCTGGTTACCGGGATAGTGGCGCAGGCGGATGGCTCGCCTTGCGAGGACGCGACCGTCACTTGGGATTCGGTGGTAACGCAGGTGGTGAACGGTCAGCCGGTGCAGCCGGTGATCGTGTCTACCTCGACCGACCACAGTGGCAACCTGCAGGCGATTAGTCTGGTGCAAGGGTTGGTGATGCAGCAGCGGGTGACCACGATTGGCGTGACCTATCCGCCGACGACGGTGATTGTGCCGTTTCTGGAGAGTTGCGCGTTCAGCCAACTGCAAACGCTGACCAGTTCCGGGTCGCCCGGAGGTGGCGCGGGCATCCCGGAAGCGCCGAATTACAACGGGCCGTGGGCGCGTCAGAACAACACTTGGGTGGCGACGGTGGCGTCGCCGAATATCGCGGGTGGGGCGAGCAATTTCGCGCCACTGAACGGTGTGACGGACGCTAGTGCTGGTGCGGCGGGCGTGATTGGTGAGTGCGTCGAGGCCGCGTCGTCCGCGTTTGTGCCGGTGCCGATTTCTTTGCTGGGAGGAACCACGACTTATGTAACGCTCGTGTCGATGTCGCTAAGTAGCGGTGATTGGGATGTGGGTGGGGACGTGGCGTGGGAATCGACTGCGGCGACTGTGGCAACGACGGTATTGGCGCAGTGTACGCTTAGTACAGTAGCGCCACCTGCGGCGCCCAATTTTGGTTATGGGATGTGGGCCCCGCTGCCGAATGACTTCAAGGGGGCAGCCGGAGCCATCGCCACGCGACGCCTTAACGCGACGGTGACGACCACCGTTTACGCGGTAGGTCAGATTGCGTCGCCAAATGCGAGTGATGTAGGGACAACCGGGACTCAGGGTGCCTGTTATTTGCATGCGCGGAGGCAGCGGTGAGCGATACCAAGCAACTGATCGAGAGCATTCTCGACCAACTCGGCCCGTTGCAGGAGCAAATCAGCGACGAGGGCATCGCGGTGCCGCCCGACATCGCGCGGGTGGCGGCCACGCTGGCGGCCATCACAAACGCGACCAACGGGAATGGCCGCGCGCCGTCGCCGATGGCGGTTACGCGAGCGACTCCGATGCCGTTGGATCTGCCGTCTAATTTGTTGCCGGTGTGGACGTCGTACACGCAGTTCTTCCAGCAGTTAAGTCAGCAGTTCGGTTGGACGAACGATGACCAGCAGTTGATGCTCGGTGACATTGCGGCGACCCTGACGGCGGGCGGGACTGGTGGCACGCCGCCGCCGGTCTCGACGACGTGGGCGAGTTTTCAGGCGTTGTTGGCCAACGTCACGACGCTGTTGGGCGAATTAAATCGCGACCAGTACATCATGGCGCTCGACATTGCGGCGCACCTCTGCACGCAAGGTCCGCAGGGTATACAGGGCCCGCAGGGGATTCAGGGCGCACCGGGTGGGGTGACTACTTGGAATGGGAGGAGCGGTAGCGTTTCACTAACGACCGCCGATATTACGGCGGTGGGTGCGGTGACGGGTGGTCCCTATGCGGTACAGACGAACGTGGCGGGAGGCCAGAACAATTACGCCAGTAGTGCGAATGCTGTATTGACAGGCAGCGCTACGCTGAATGGCAATCCGATTACCACGGGCGGTCCCTACGCAGTTCAAGTTAATCCGGTGGGGGGTCTCAACAATTACGCGGCGAACAACAACAGCGCGCTGACCGGCGCACCGACTGCTCCCACGGCTCCACCGGGAACGGTGACGACCCAGTTGGCTACCTGCGCTTTCGTGGCCAATGCAGTAACGGGCGGTATTGCGGGGGTGACTAGTTTCAACACTAGGACCGGGGCAATTACGCTGCTTTCCAGCGACATCACTGCTGCCGGTGGCGTAACGGGTGGCCCGTATGCGCCGATCTCCAATGCCGCGATGACCGGCACGCTGACCCTGAACGGTAACGCGGTGACCACGGGTGGCCCCTACGCGGTATTGACGAACGTCGCAGGCGGTGTGAACAACTACGCGCCGCTCGCAAATGGGGCGTTCACTGGAACCATGACGCTGAACGGGGCTTCCGTAACTACGGGTGGTCCTTACGCTCCCGCTACCAATCCGGTAGGCGGTCAAGCGAATTACAGTCCCATCACTGCGCCGAATTTCTTGACCAGCATTTCGCTGGGTGGCGCGAACATCAACACGCTGTTCGCACCGATTACTAATACGGGTGCGGGCAACTATGCCCCACTGGCAGGGCCAACTTTCACCGGCGTGGTCACGTTGCCGACTGGCACTGTGGCAGTCACACAGACCGCAGGTAATTCGACGACAGCGGTGGCGACGACGAGTTTCGTGGGCACTGCGCTCACTAACGTAACGCTGGCGGGTGATGCGACTGGCCCGTTCACCAATACGGTGGTGGGAAGGATACAAGGTCGTACGGTGTCGAGTACCGCACCGACCAACAATCAAGTCCTGCAATACTCGACGTCGAGTACCTCGTGGGTGCCGACCACGCTCACCAATACTGGCACGATAACGTCGATCTCGGCGGGCGAAGGCATCACCTTAACGCCGAATCCGATCATCGCGACGGGCACGGTGGCGCTCACTGTGCCAGTGGCTGTGACGGATGGCGGGACTGGCGCGACGACTGCAGCAGGGGCGCTGACGAGTCTCGGAGCGGCTCCGTTAGCGAGCCCCACCTTCACAGGGACGGTGACGATTCCAGCGGGCGCGACGATTGCCGGGTTTGCGCCTTTGGCCTCGCCGACTTTTACGGGCGCACCTTCGCTGCCGACTGGCGCGACGGCGGTGACTCAAACCGCAGGCAATTCAACCACCGCAATCGCCACGACTTCCTTCGTGCAGAATGCGGTCACTGGCGGCACCATTGCGGGCGACGTTACCGGCACGGTAGGAGCGACTACGGTCGCGCGGTTGCAGGGTCGCGCACTGGCGAGCACGTTGCCGACCACCAATCAGGTCATTCAGTGGAGCGGCACGCAGTGGCAGCCCGCGACGCTGACGGGTGGTGGCACAGTTACCCAGATCACCGCTGGGGCAGGCATTACGCTGAGTCCGTCGCCGATTACTGGTACTGGTTCGGTGGCAGTAACTGCGCCGGTGACCGTGACGCTGGGTGGGACTGGAACGACCGTTGCGCCAGTCGCCGCAGGCAATCTGCTCATCGCGTCATCGACGAGTGCCTATGCGCCGGTCGCTATGTCCGGTGATGCGACGATTACCAGTGCGGGTGCGATCACCGTTACTAGGACTTCGGGCGTAGCATTTACGGCGTTGGCGACGGCGGCAGTGCCGCTGAGCATCGCGAATGGCGGTACGGCGGCGACCACGGCAGGCGCTGCGCTGACGAGTCTGGGTGCATTGGCTAGCGCCAGTCCGGCCTTTACCGGAACGATGACTGCAAGCGCGCCAGGTTCGATCACCATACCTAGCGTGATGACTTCGGGATCGGTGAGTACAGGCGGAATGACCGTTACCGGTAGCGGTTCGGTTTTGTTTGGCGATACGTCGTATTGGACGAGCAATGGCCTGACCATCTTTGGAGGGCCTGCTAGTCCTGCCGCTTCACGGGTATTGTTCGGTACTGGCGGCGCGTTTCCACCAGCCACCGTTTACGGTGGATTCGCAGGATCTGCCGCTGGCGGTATACAGATTTCAGGCGGCACGCATCTTAGCGGCGGATCGTGGACTGCTGATGCGACCAGTGCGACCATCGTCAACGTCAGTCCCGGCAATTTGGCTCTGTACAGCGCGGGTGGATTGACCGTTGGCAGCACTTGGACGCCTAGTGCTAGCAACCAGTTGATGGTGTGTCAGGGGACCCCAGCCCCAGCCAGTTGTTATTTTCAGGTGCCGTGCTGGTCCAATTATGAAACTGACCAACCGAATTTCAGCATTGGTGGACCGACCAATTGCGCCGCCGCATGGGCGGCATCAACGGCGCGAAATGATCTTAGTTACGGCTGTTACTACAATGGGACTAACTGGATTGCGACGCTGGCTACTGCGTCAATCATCAATCAGGATTCCGCCGGTAACTTTAACTACTTGGCTAATACTGGCCTAACAGTCGGAAACGCTTTCGCACCCGCCAATCGGTTTCAGGTCAATCCGACCTATACTTCCAGCGTTCAGCCGCTCATCTTGTCGCCGAATGTTGCTACGCCGGTAATTGCGATTGGTACGGGTACCATCAATGGATATATGAACATTGCTACTAATGCCATATCGTATGGCGCTTATAGCAATGGAACGAATTGGATACCGACGCTAACTGCTGCCAGTTTTATTTCTTTCGGCAGTGGTCAGACCAATTTCTATAACAATACGGGTCTGACGGTCGGTACTGCCTATACGCCGACGATAGAAATGCAACTTACCGCTGGAGGCATGAGCATCACTTCTGCTGGATTCATTGGCGGTGGCGGTTGGGCGTATAACGGATTGCCTTCGGGTGGGCATACAGTCGGATTTACTTGGGCAGGCAGCAGTCAAATATATGCCTACGTTGATACAAGCTTTATTGGTTATCTGACCTATACTTCAGACATTCGTTTCAAGGAAAATCTTGCACCCTTGGAACGCGATGCTTTGGCAGCCTTGCGTCAGGTCGAAATGAAACAATTCGATATGAACGGCAACGACGGCTATCGCGGACCTGAGCATTACGATGTGGGGTTTGTTGGACAGCAGTTGCAAACGGTAATACCGGAAGCGGTAGTCGAACCAGAAAACCCCGACTTTGCGTTAACCATCAACCTGCTACCCCTGCTCGCTTATCAGACGCGCGCGATTCAACAACTGGCCGAACGACTGGAAGCTTTGGAGGCAGAACTACATGCCCGCAGAAATTGATCCTAACGAGCGCGTCACGGTGACTCTGCCGAGGGCGGCATGGCAGCAAATCGTCCAGATCATCTGGCAGTCCGCTACCTGTCAGGTCGGCAACCCGCTTCTAGAGGCGCTCAAGCCGCAGCTAGAGCAGTCGGGGTCGCGCAATGGCGAGGTGACCATTGGTTGAGCTAAAGCCTGTCGCCAGCAAGCTGGAAGACCTGCGCAAAGGATTAGAGAATCTCCAGAAGCAGGTGCCAGCAGACTCGCGTTTGCAAGAACAGATTCAGCGCTTGCAGACCGAGTTCTTCGCCCAGCGCGCGCGGCCGGAACGGTCATTGCGTCGCCGTTCGCGCATGGCGATTGTCCAACCCACGCCGCCGCCGATTACGCTGACGGATGTGGAACTCGCGCTGTGGCAGACTTTCAGTGACTTCCACGCGCAGTTGCTAGCTTACTCAGGATCGGGCGGGATCAACTGGCAGGGTTGGACGAAATTCGCTGACATCGCCGCTGACATGACAGCGGGCGTTTATTCAGGAGGCTCTATGGCTGGGGCACCGTCGACAGGGTTGGCTTACGGTCTGCAAAATGGCGTGTGGGTGCCGGTCGTCCCGCTGATGGGTGTGACCAACGGGGCTGATGCATTACCGGGGCAGGTAGGTGAGTGCATCGAAACCGTGTCGGCAACTTTTACACCGATTGCGATCACTGCGCCTAATTCGGTAACGCAAAAGTGGATTTCGTTGGTACAGACTGTAGTTACGGCAGGAGACTGGGATGTGACCGCCAACGTCGCGACTGGAATGACCAGCCCCGTGCCTTCCGGCAGCACAGCTTCGTTTATCGCCCAAATGAGTACGCAGGTAGGTACACCGAATATCGGATATGGTGTGTGGGCTGGACTTACGCCCGCTTATCCGGCTATCGAACTGGCGCTTTCGACGCATCGGATTATCGTCGCTGCTTCAACTACTATTTTCGTGATGGCAAGTATACAGACGAACAACGCCACGGATAATAATTTCACTGGACTGAGCGGCGCGGCGATGATCCACGCGCGGAGGTGCCGCTGATGGCGCTCAACCTCAAGGCGTTACAGAAGCAGATCGCGAAACTCCAGCAGGAGTTGCCCGACAATGCTCTGCAGGCCGACCTCGCGCGGTTGCAGAACGAGTTGGCGCAACTCCAGAAAGTCGCGCCCGCGCCGCGCGATTCGGTGGTTGTGCAGGCA